TTGAAAGGAGTAAGACTATGCTTAGGAGTAGCAGTAAAGAAAAAGCACCTGTTAGCCCAATTAGTTGCAAAATGTTCCACAGCAGGGAAAAAGTTTCGTTGAACACTATTATGTGCCTCATCAAAGTAAATGGTATCTACATCAATGGTAGATCTTTTGACCTTATCAAGTGAATGATAGGTAGTAAATATAATCTTATTACCTCTTGTGTGCTTGTGCCACCAGTAAATATTCTCAACTTTGGTTGAAGAATAATGATCTGTCTCACCACTGTGTACGTGCATTACAGATACATCATCAAGAACCTCAAGGAACTCAGATGATAGCTGCTCTGCCAATAGAATACGAGGAGCAACCACAACAATAGTGCCTCCTCTCTTAGCATCCTCAATCATACACATTGTCTTACCACCGCCTGTAGGTACGATGATTTGCCCCCTGTCATACTTTGCCATAGCATCCAGAGCATCAAGTTGGTGAGGACGTAATGGCATTAATGTTTCTCAGTTGAATACATTATAGCAGAATCTTAGTCAAAGGAGTCTCTTTTGTGACAATTTCTATACTGTCTTTCTTAGACAACACATCCTCATTATTGTCTAACCAATCTACTGTAGGTAATCCACTATACCCATTTGTCCAGACATACCACGCATAAACCATCATACCAGTATTATACTTACCATCCTCTCTCAAGGATTCACCCAACATAGGATACCTAGTGAATACATACACCTTTTCTAATCCATAAGTTCTGTCAGAATATATCTCATCAAATCTTTTCTTACCATGTAAATATGACAAAGGTAATAGAAAAGCAAACTTACTCTTTGCTACCAATTTCGCCCTTTGAATAAACTCAAAGGCAATAGAAAATGGTGGGTTTGTTACAATGTAATCATATTCACCTGTTTCCCATAAGAAGTTAGTTTCTTGGTCATAAGCAGTTACTTTATCATCTTCCCAATGCTCTTTTAATACTCTAGTAATAGCACCTCCACCACAAGCAGGTTCACAGACAGTACTATTCTTATTAAAATATTCTACATCTAAAAACTTACGAGTAAGAGTATAGGGAGTCTCATAAAAATCAGACTTCTTTCTCTTACCAGTTGCATTGTTAGCACTAAAGTTCTTGCCTTTCTTCTTAGACATTCAAGTTCCTCTTAAGATTTTCAATATTAATACTATCAATAACTTTTGTAGATATATCTTTAATTCTATCAAAGATCTCCTCATTTGTAAATGCCTTTTCTTGCACATAGATTGTTGCAAGTTGCTTAGGGTGAAAGATATACTCTTTGTTGCGTGGTTTGTATCTTGTCATTGCATCCATCCTATCATTGATAGATGAACCATCTTCAAAATCACAACCGTATGCAAATATTACATAAGGAAAATAGCTATAGTTCTCAAAGTAAATCTGAAACTCTGCCCAATTCTTGAACGCTCTCTCGATTGCATTTCCTTTTCCTTGTTTCTTTTTACCTTCAGACATTCTTACATCATTAGTTCCTTGTTTCTTTGCCTCAGAAACTAGAATAGGATACTTCTTACCACCAATTACAGCAAATAATATACCACCATCAGGTTTAACACCAGATCCCTTTGCGTGTGGAGTATATTCAAGTTCAGGCGATATATCAGATTTCCTTAAAGTCTTTTTCCATTGAAACTCTATATTAGGATACAACTCATCTAGTGTAGGAATGAGTTTCTTTACTTGTTGCTCAAGATTTCCTTCTAGTACCTTTGCACCTTCAGTAAAAATACCTCTACCACCACCCAATTCAGTGTGAGTCTGTCTTAGATGTTCGCTAGTACTCATTGTACTTTATATTACTAAATCCATTATAGCACAAAAAAACCCCTTTCGGGGTCTGGGTCTTAAAAAATTATAAAGAATCGCTTACAAGCCATACAGAGTATGTATAGAAATTGAAATCTCTACTGAACTGTCACTTCTCCTGGTGGACTGGAAGTTCCTCCAGAGTTCTTAGCATATATTTTATAAGTTTGAACACCGTATGTTGGAGAGAAAGAACTGGTTCCTGAAGTCTGGCCTGGTGTTAGGGTAAATGACTGATCGTTTACTGGAGATTGAATCTGATATATTGAGTCTGTAGGTACATTGAGATCAACTCCTGTTACGCTCCAATTTACAGCTCCTCGACCCCAAACACTTCCTTCTGCTTGATCAAAGTCTGTTGATTCCAATACTACATTTCCATTAGGATCTTTTACTCTAAATGCAACACCAGCAGGGTTATGCTGCCAATCTTCAGGATTATTATGCTCTTCAACTCTTATTTCCCAATAATCAGGAAAATCCCAAGGATTTCCATTATTAACTACTCTTGCTCCAGCATAATATTTTCTCTTAACACCATTTTCAACTGTTTCTAAAGGAAAATCATCACCACTACCTATCTCAAGTCTTCCCTTTTCTACACCCTGAAAAACTATGGTAAATTCTTGTGAAGTTCCAGCATCATTTGTAAATTGTTTAATATAAGACTCATTTGCAACATATTGTGGACCATATATTATACTATAATCTTCAGTTAAAAACTTCCTATTCTTACAAGTTACACTAAATGATCTCTTTTCACCACTATAGTTGTATTTAATTGGAGTACCATCAGTAACCGCAGTATCAACTGGTTTACCACTATTGGCATTTTTTGATACCCATCTACCACATTGACTTATACCAACATTCATAGGATAATGACTTTCATATGTAGTTGTTGAAGCTACATGAGCCTGATTCAAAAATAATTCACAATCATTATCTGATTGTATCTCAATAGTATGTTCACCAGGAACTCCAGATTCTAGTAGATAAGACTGTGTAGCAGCAAAATCACCAACCTGAGTTTTTGGATCACTATTTTGTTCCCAAACAGCAAGATCACGCATAAACTGTGACCAATATTGTTTAATAGCAACATACTCATACGATCCGTCAGGATTTACTCCATCCATTGCAGAACCAGAATATGATTTTATCCAAGATGTTGTACCATCTGCAGTTTGATCCTGTGGACATATAATAATTTCTGCATTAATTTTATCACCACTACCCATACCACCTGAACCAGCATCATCAAATAATTCTATTCTCTGTCCAAACTCTAGTATATTTGAGTTTCTAACCCAGTTAGCACCTGAAGGTGGTCTATTATTACTGTTTAACCTTTCCCACTCAACATCATATATGCCTTCATCGAGAGTTAATACTGGAGATAATTTATTACTCCTTTCTCCACTCTTAACACTTTCATACTTAACTGTGCCATTAGAGTCTTTTATTTTAAATGATTCTAATGCAATACTACTATAACTACCTGTCTCTAGGTCATCCCAAATATGCCAAATCTTAAATGATACTGGTTGACCATTTGAGGAATTAGTACATCTTAATGTTTGCTTATTTGTTCCATCATTTTCTGGATAATTAAATCTAACATAAGAACTATGTGAATTAATAGTTACGGTAGGAATACCAGGTGGAATAACAGGAGTTCCTTCTGTTCCATCACATTCTAAACCAACACTACCCTTAACATACTGTGCAGTATTATATCCCTGTATCGTTGGGTTAAAGTATCTACCACACATTGCAGCACCACCTTTACCACCACCTTCACCTTGCGATAATCCAGCAGAAGATGGACTTATACCATTAGTACTACCACCAGGTTGTCCATAATCTCCACCATTTCCACCAGAACCACCAGGACTAGAGTTTGATGCTCCTGTAGGAGTCTCGCCACCACTACAACTTGCTGGTTTATTTGCTTTACCACCTTCACCTTGTGATGCAGGTTGTTTTCCACCACCAACAAATACTCTAAATCCCCATCCTGCACCTTCTCCACCAGCACCACCTCTACCCTGTTCAGGTAAAGTTGACGCATAAGATCCAAGATATGTTGTACTACAACTTGTAAATCGACAATAGTAAGCGTAAATACTTCCACTTCCCCCACCACCAGGACAAGGTAGTGTTGCTATATGCAACATATATGTTTGATCACCAGCATTACAACCACCACTGGAACTACCATGACATCCTTCATCATATCCACCAAAATAATATCCACTACTACAAGATGTTGAATATCCTCTATCACAAGTACCTGCTTGAACAGGCCAAGCACCCTGCTCACCTTGTTCTCCACCGCCACCGCCACCAAATAATTCACCACCTTCATTATAAATCCAAGTTCTATTCTCTTGTCCTTCGTGTCTTATAGTTAATGCAACACCACCATCTTTACCAGGATCACTTAATGTTTTATCACTATAAGTATCGGGAAAATATCCCTTTCTTCCAGCAGAACCATATATTCCAGATCCAGGTTTTAAATAAAATCTAACATTTAATGCTTTTAATGTTCCTGACCCAATTGGAACACCCTTCTCTAAAACTAAACTACAAGCAGCTTTCTTACCACTTCCAGTTCCACCATCACCTGTTGCACCATTATCACCAGGATCAGAGGAATAACAGATACCATTAATATTAATTATTTTTTGAACGTTTCTAGTATAATTACCAATTGTACTTCCTTCCAAATCTAAATTATTTTGTCCATCCCAATCAATACCTTGACCCCCACCATCGGCAAATCCTAAATCTAAATTTTCATCTGATCCAGTTTGGTTAGCAGTATATCTTTTAATAGAATTCCTCATTAAAGAGGCTTTCCAATTATTACTTGTTTCAGAAAAAACACCACCTGGATACCCATCAGTAGGTATAGATGTATTCTCCGTAGAATCAGGAACAATAGGATCTCTTACTGCTAGTCTATTATCAACAAATAGTTCAGATGCAGATACAGAACCAGTAGATGTTTCTTTGAAGTTGCTTCTTAAATCACTCCACTTTATAGATCCAGATGAAAAATAAGGACCAGATTTTACTACATTAACACTCATTAGTTACCCTATAAGTTAGACCAAGAACTGCCATTATAAAACTGAATATTATTAGTCGAAGTATTATAAATCATAGCACCAGCAACTAAACCTGCTAAGTTATTTCTTTCAGTTGTAGTTACTTTTGGTGGAACCATAAACATTCTATTCTGTAATGGTGCTATTGACATTCCCCTACCAGCACTAGAGAAATCAACTGCGGCACCTGGCTCAAGATTACCCACACCAAAGAACTGTTTAATATGACCACTACCACCGACATCTAATGTACTTGATGGTTGTGTTGACCCAATACCAACTTGCTGGAAATTAACCACAGCATTAGGGGCATCAATACCCATACCATTTGGACTTATATCAGTTCCAATTCCTATTGTTGCTACACCAGAAATACTTTCAGCGACATTAATCTTTAAGAAACTGGATATTCCAGTATTTACATTAATATTTGATCCTTGAATAAGATCAGGTAAAGTAAAAGTAGAACTTCCACTAACATCTAAGTTACCAAGTACCTTTAAAGTATTAGCAACTTCTAAGTTATTCTTTACAAATACATCATCGCCAAATGTTGCGACTCCAACTACATCTAAAGGATATTCACCAAGTGTTTTACCTATACCCAGATTACCTTTATAATCCAGATTCATTAAGGTACTACCATTACCACCATATATCCAATTAAATCCACCAGTAGAGATACCTTGGAAATTAGCACCATGAATTGTGCAATTAAAATCACCAGTATCACCATTTATCAACTCAAATGATCTATTTGCCTCTCCAAACTTAACTTGAGCAGTACTTTGCCCTATTCCAAGTGAAGATCTTTGTCCTAATTGTATTAATGCAAACTCTTCACCTATAATATCAACAGTAGTAATACCAACATTAAATATTTCTACATTCTTAGCTGGGTTATTAGTACCAACAGATAACCTACCCTGAATATCAATTGATGAAGCAGTAGATATACCAATTTGAGATGAACTTGCTGTTAATTGTCCTGTTGTAAGAATACCAGAAACAGTGTCACCAGAAATACCACCTGTTACTTTAAGTTGATTAAAGGTCGAAATACCAGAAGAATTAACATTACCATCTACTTGTCCAGTATGTCTACCTACTACATCACCATATAAATCTCCAGTAAATCCTATTCCAGCAGTTATAATACCAGAAACACTTACATCAGTTGTTGTTAGATTAGTAATAGTTGATATACCACTAACAATATTACCTCTTAAATCTCCAGTAAATCCTATTCCAGCAGTTATAACACCAACAACATTTGTGTTTGTAGTTTGTAATTGAGTAATAGTTGATATACCACTATTAATATTACCTGATAGATTTCCCTCAAATCTTGTTCCAGCAGTTACTATACCTGTTGCTACAACATCTCCAGTAGAGTTAAATCCTACACCAGCTTTAAATGTTGCTAAATTATTTGATTCATTACCACCAATCTGTAAGAAGAATCTTGGATCAATAGTTGCAATACCAACTGCACCTTGAGAAAATATACTTGTATATCCTAGACCAACATCTTTATCTAACCACTGTGATGTTGGAAGATTTAATAGATTCTTACCATCACCATAATAGGTAACAAGTCCAGCAGAAGAAGTAGCAGTTATAACTCCAGCAGTACCAACACTAATACCAGCACCAATTTCACCAGCAGCAAAGTCTAAACTGTTAACTGTTAATGTATCACTTATGACTAAACTTGTAATAAGTCCTGAAGTAGCATTTACTTCACCAATAACTTTGACTTTTCCTCGAACATCCAGTGCCTCAGTAGGAACGGTTGTTCCAATACCTACCAGACCCGTTGGATTAACGAGAAAATTGTCATCATCAACCTGAACACCATTACGAAAACTAAAGGACTTCTTAATATTAGCCATTTATATTAATTTTTAGTTATTTATTAGGATAAACCATCAACCTTAGTTGATAATTCTTTAATTGCTTCAATCAAAACTGGAATGAGTTTCGTATATGAAACAGACTTATGACCATCTTCATTAGTTTTAACTAATCCAGGTAGACCAAGTGCTTCAACTTCTTGTGCAATAACACCAGTATCTTGCTCACCCTCTGGTGTTTGATCTCTAAATCCTTTCCAAGTAAATGTGTTACCTGAAATTGCTTTAATTTTATCTAAAGCACTTGGGATAGCAGTAACATTATCTTTTAGTGTACTATCAGAAGCAGACCAGAAAGCAGTAATATCACCAGTAACTTCTAAATCACCACTGACTTTAATTCCAGTAGATATAGTTTCTAATTTGGTAGTAGAGGTACTTCCATCACTATACAATAACTGAGCAACGGAAACACCAGTCATTGCCTTAAGTGCTCTTATGACAGTTTGACCACCAATAGTAATACCAAGTCTATCACCAGGATCAGTTCCACCCTGAATCTCAAACTCAGTATTAGTAGCATTAATTACCGACTTCGTTCCTGAATGATAAATTTCTAAATCATTATCCGTCCCGAAAATTGCTTTAGCATCATCAGGGAACTTCAATCCACCGTTTGCATTGAGCAATCCAGATAAAGTTAGATTTCCACCAATAAAGGCACTTCCACTAATACCAACACCACCAGTTACTACAAGAGCTCCAGTAGTTTTACTTGTAGATGTAGATGCAGAGAAAATCTTAGTATCTCCACAAACATTCAATTTCTTACGGATTGCAGCACCACCTTCAACAATAAGTCCACCATTTAATGCACCAGTACAATCAGAGGTAGAATCTGTTTCATTTGTAAACTTAACTGCACCATCAACAGTTAATCCTTCAGTTAATCTAAGATCCTTATTTATTCTAAGTTTACCATTAAAGGTAACAGGACCATCAAACTGAGATAGAATCTGTTTAGAACTTCCACCCTCAACAAGTAATCTATCTTTGATAATTACTTCATCAAATACAACACTTAATGCACTTGGATCTTCACCTGTTACAGTTGGAACTGGAATATCAAATGTTATCTGTTCACCAGAGTCAGATGAAATCTTAGTGTTTCCAATATAGAAATCACCCTTATCATTCATACCTGTGTAAACAACAGTACCACAAGATGTTTCTTGTGACTGTGATAGGAACTCTTCTCTTTCAGTAGGTGTCTTTAATTGAACCTGTGGAAGACCAGTTGAATAGTTACCTGGACCATAACCAAGATATTCAAACGTATGGCCAGATGCACGAAGTATAGATGGTCTTCGCAATTCAACAGCAAGTGGTTTAACTGCTTTAATTTGAGAATCATTTGCGTGGTTATCAACAATAGTACCCATTGAACCACGAATAACTTTCAATTTGATTCCAGTCTTAAGATCAGAATCAATAATCCTCATTATTTCACTATCAATTTGAATATAAGATCCTAAACGGAACTTAGATTTAATGATGGTTTCTATCTGTGTACTTGTTAATCCAGTGGAATATTGTAAAGTTACTGGTATTTCATCAGTAGTAGTAATATCAGCAGTTAACTTCAGAACATCTTGACCAAAGAAACTATATCCTCTTACACCCAAGTTCTCACCATTCTTACCACTATTAGCATTATTAGCAGATAGAGCGTGTTTAAGAATATACTTAGGTTGTGATATTCCACCACTTATACCAGTCTTAGTCGTAAATGAAGTAGTAGTTACAACATCCTCAACAATAAAATCACCAATAAGACTATCATCAGTCTTCAATACTCTAAAGGAATTACCTTTAATTAATCCGTGTGAAGTGGAAGTATTAAATGTAGTTGTATCAGTACCACTAGAAGAACTAACTTCAACAACAGGACCAACATGAATTACCTGCTGACCATCAACTATTCTGTCACCAGTTGGTTTGTTGATTCTAATTTGCTTATTACCAGATACATCATTAATTCTATAATAAGCATCAGTTGCAGTAGTAATACCTGTAAGTTGAACATAATCACCACCAGATTTATTAGTAACAACTTGAGCTAAACTAATGTCATCATCGGTGACAGTAATATAAGAACTAGGTGCTCCACCCAAACCACCTTGTGAAGGTAATGAAGAATCAAAATAATACCTATCATTTTGTGCAACAACTCCACCAGTTTTATAACCAGATCCTGGTTCACTAATTTCTACTTCAGTTACAGAACCACCACTAAGTGTAACTTTAGCAGTAGCACCATACCAAACAGCACTTGCTGGTGCAGCAGCACTATTGAATACTTTTATATTATGATGTATCCCATCTCCAGCAGTATGACCTGAACCACCTGTAATAGTACCAAAACCTCTCAATCCATTAATCTTATGTTCTTTTGAAAGATTTAAATATGGATTTGCTCCATCATTACCAGTTACACTTGTAATAGTATTTGTAAGATTAAAATTAGAAAGTGCTTTGTTAGCAGTCTCCCTAGTAATACTCTTCTTCAGATCATTAGTAACTACATCACCAAGAGGGAATCTTTTAGCATAACTAGTTGCTTCCTGTGGGTTATCATCTATATTATCACGATCTAATTCAGGATAAAGATTAACAACATTTTGATTATACTTTGCATCAGAAAATTCTTCTTCAAGAGTATTACCACCATTTAAAACATAAAGATGATAAACACCATCTTGAGAGTCTTCAACATATTTGTTTACTGTTTCTGTCCTATAAACAAATAAGTTATCTGAGTTGTCATTTCTCTCAAATCTAGGAAGTGCATTATTTCTAGTACCAGTAGTATCTGTCCAGTTTCCTACATCATGAACAATACCTAAAATATCTGTTGTAGAATAAGAGAATACCTTATCATTGGTTATACTTGTTACTGTAAATGTTCCATTATAACCACGACCCACTGCACCATTCTGATTAACATCGCTTATAACATTCTTAATTATAATCTGATCACCAGAGTTTAAATTATGAGATTTATCAGATCTAATTGTGACTATCTTAGTACTAACATTAAAATCAATATGAGAAATAAACTTAGTATTTCTAGCGTAATCATAATCAGAGTTTGTTATTACTGTTCGTGTATGATCAGCGTCATTTCTTACATTAGTAGAACTTGACTCCTGAATAACAAAACTATCTTGAGGATCTCTAGCGTTTCTTAATTCCTTTGGAATAACATATCTAAACTTATAAAGTTTATCATCTAAACTTCTTTCATCAGATTTTCTGAGGATATATGGAATCTCTTCATTATCAGTAGAGAAACTAGCAATATTACTATAGATTGTATTTCCAGTAGTATTAACGTGAATGAACCATCCACCAACTTCACCTGCTTGACCATCAACAGTATAAGTGGCAGCATCAAACTGCATTGGATGTCCAAGATCACCAGCTTTCTTATCAGAAACTCTACTAATAACATTTAAAAGACCATCAGCAGGACTACCTATTGACTTAATATAAACAGGTGTTGTCCTATCAGCATTAGTTTTTGATGATGCAATCTGTATCTCATACTGACTTAGACCAATACCATCTTGTCTTGTAGCGTTCTTATCTCCAGTAATTGCATAATAAACTGTATGTGGACTTAATCCTTCTGGAAGATCTCCATTATCTTTTATTATTCTAATTGATTCACCAGTCTTTAAACTATGTGCAATAGAACAAGTAAGTTTATGGATTAATGTACCAGAACCAGTAGTTGTATCATTATGAATTGCTTCATACTTCTTCTCTGAAGTAAATGATGTTGCAGATAAAGTACCTTGGGTATTATCATTACCCATTACAATCTCTGCTTCATAAGGTGTAGCAACTATAGACACATAAATCTTCTCACCAGATCTAGCACCAATTCTAAATCCCTGTGCTATTTCAGATGGAGGTGTGTTTATATTAGTTTGACCTAGAAGATACAAACGTCCAGAGTTTGCAGCAGCAACTATTCTACCCTTATCAAACTGTGCTAATTCAACTTTAGAATCAGATGATACAATTGATTTTGGAGCAATAACAGATGTAATAAATCCTTTATCATCCTTATCAAATGCTTCTGCTTTAAATCCATCAGCAGAAAGAGCAAACTGACCGAAGTTAGAGTTAGAGTTTGTAATTGATGCGTCACCACCAGATTTACCTAAGAAGTGAATATGATAACCAATAGCAAACACAGAAACAATCTGTAAGATTGCATCATTCTGAATTGAAATATGTGCTGTCTTCCATCCATCTCTATAAACAGCATCCTTATTTAAATGATAAACTTGAGATGGAATTGGTGATGAAGATTCTGAAGCAAGCTTTTCTCCAACTTGTTTGGTATATGAAATACCATTATACTTTCTACTACCTGGTAAATATTGAACAAACGCACGGTCATCTTTCTGTAGTGATATACCAGTAAACTGGGCAACAACCATAGACTTAAATCCAGTTGCTTTTGCACCATCAGCGTTCATACCTTGCATACCATAAACTGATCTTAAAGAACAGTTAAAGATATAAGGAGATGCACCAGTAACAGTATCAACTTCAATACTAACTTCTGCATTACCAGCACTTAGTCCACCAGCAGGACCTGCCTTTAGGTTAGGTGGAACATATGGAAGTAAGTATGTAAATTGATTTTCATTTAAAACACTATTAACTTTAGTTGAAATGTTATATGTTAATTCATTAACACCTTCAACTTTAATTGGTGTGCCGCCAGTTAATTCATGCGGAACTCCTGTTGTTACAGTAACAACTTGTCCTGGTGTTGCACCATCACCTGAAATAATACTTGTAACCTGAAGACGGTCTGCTGAGAAAGCACCTACAATTTCATACTCAGGTCTTTGTTTTGCAAATCCACCTGGAGTACTAGGAAACTTCTCATCAATATCTCTGATTGATGCTCTATTATAAGCATTAGATAACTTACTATAGTAAACATCTAGATCAGTTAATCCACCAAACTTATCTAACTTATTAACACCATCAGCATATTCAAAACAAGTTACCTTATGATGAGAGAATAAGGGTTTTGATAAATTACCAGAAGCAGCATCAAAATTAGTTGGATCAGTATATACTAAAGTATTCTCATCTCCATCAAAAATAGTAAACTGCCAGAAATAACAAGCACCAGTAACCCTGAAAATTGCAGTTCCTTTTACATTATCATCAGTAGGATTAGGAACATACTTAGGTCTTATCTTCGTCTTTCTTAAATCTAATCCAACAATAGAAGTTCCTCTAGGAACTATAACACCACCTGCTGTACTGTTGAACTTATAAAGTAAATTATCTTCTTGCGTTAAATCAAAGTTAGAGTTGAGAGTTAATGTAAGAGTATTTTGTGCTCCAGTTTCTGTACCACCAGGACTAACTGCTTTTGCTACGCCACTTTCATTCTTTATACCAAATCCTGGTCTATTATCTACAAGGTGCTCACCAGGAAAAAGTAATATTGTTGTCTTCTCTACTATATCATTATCATTACCTCTTAAGTATGAGAATCGAGCAGACTCAATAAGAGCTCTTTGAATCGTTTTAAAAGGTTTTGTTAACGAGTTTCCTTGATTCTCGATACCATCAGTAGCGTCAAGGTCATTTGGATTTACATAAAGAATACGCCCTTCACTATTCTTTATAAAATTTTCTAACTTATTTAAAGGCATTGGAGAATATTGGCCAAAATATTTCTATGTTTCTATTTAGTCATCTTTTTGTGAGACAGGATCAACGTAAGTAATCATTTCGGGTTCAGCACTTCTCTTAATAACTTCCATTACTGATAAGAATTGATCACCACTTTCACATTTAACAAATCTAGTTTCACCTTCACTACTAATTAAAGTAATTCTCTTTTTACATACGTCAACTATAATGTCTTGTACAGTTTCTTCAGTATCCATTTAAATACTCCATTTTCAATATAATACTATTTAATATTTAATTTGTCAAGTAGGTGGTGTAGGCCAAGCAGAATGTGAATGATCATCTGCTAATTTTTTTGCAGTTAAACCAGCCTCATTTGCTATTTTTACTGGAAGATCTCTTAATGCTTGTCTATAAGTTACATATTCTGCCTTCTTACTATCAGATAATGGAGAATCATTACCTTGAGTCCAATCAGACCATATCAACAAAGCATTTCTATATTCTTTTACTTCTGCTAAATGATTTCTTGCTGCTTCTCTTTCATTTGCTTGAGCAATTTTCTCATTAGCATGATCTGTTGCTGCTTGTTGCCACACACTTATTTCATTAATTATTTGTGGAAATTTACCTTCAGTATTATATTCAACCTGACCTGAATTTTTTGCACCATCCCACTGAACAGCGTGAACATCTGTAGGAATCCAAGAAAGATCAACATGACTACATTGCACTGGTTCACCATCAAGGATTATCATTTTATCTGATGGAACGATTGTTAATCTCATTCTTCTATTTCTCCACTTATGTTATGTATTTGTCTAGGTTTATGTAATAGTTCTTGTGCTTTTAATGCTTGTGCTTCTTCTCTAAGTTTCAAATCTCGTTTAAGCATCTCTTGTGATTGTAAAGTTGATTTTACAATCTCATTTCTAAAAGATTCAACAGCAGCACCCGTTTGTCTTTGCTGTCCAGAATTTTCAATCAACATTAATGGCAACCAAGTAACTGCACATCCCCATTCATCAAACTCTTGACCACTTTGAGGATTCATACCACGAACCTGAGTAAACCAAGAACATTGCATTTGAATACAATCTTTACCAATTAAGGGGCAAAACTTCCCTTGTTCAAGTTTCATTATATCAGATCTTTGTACATATTATAACACATTATTTAATTCTTTGTACATATTATAACATCAACATACTGAACTGCCATATCAAGAGAACCAGAACTACTAACACTTATGCTACTATCACCAAAACTATGAGAGTGATTACCTATATCGTGAGTGTGATCACTGGTTGATCCAGAAGCAGAGAAACTATCACTGAAACTGAAATTAGAACCACCAATATAATAATTCACAATATAGTGGAAGTGACTATTACCACTACCTTCGTAATTTGTTAGGAATTGCCCAGAAGAACCTGCGTTCAATGTATCTTGAAGACCGTAGTTACCACCAGAAGTACCAACCAATACACTTGAGTGACGGTGTGATGCTAACTGTGCAGTACTTAATGATACTTGACTTACAGCACCATTAAGATAAACCTGTCCACCACAATTACCACTAACAGATCCACTAATACTTACACTTTCTCCACCATCACTACCAGTACTTCCAGAAACACTGCTTCCAGTAGTTCCACTAGAACTTCCAGATCCACTAACACTTACATTCCTACTAGCAAATACACTGGTAAATGCACTACTACCACCAGATGACGCAGATCCACTTACAACTCTAAGTGCTTTATTATCATGTGTTGTTGATTTTGTCCATCCAGTAGGAGCACTACTTTGAACAAATAACATAGTGGTACTACTAGGAATAGATGCACCACCTGTATTACCTTTATCTCCTAACTCACCTTTATCACCTTTATCATTCTGCTCTCCTTTCTGACCTACTTCACCTTTAGGACCTACTTCTCCCTTTTGTCCTACACCAACTTCTCCCTTTTGTCCTACACCAACTTCTCCCTTTTGTCCCTTATCACCTGCTCCTGTATCTCCTTTTTGACCAACACCTATTTCACCTTTTTGGCCAACACCTATTTCACCTTTATCTCCAGATTCACCTTTTTGACCTACACCTATTTCACCTTTCTGACCTTTATCTCCAGTATCACCCTTATTACCAACATTACCTACTTCACCTTTCTGACCTATTCCAATTTCACCTTTAGGACCTAAATTACTAATATTAATAGTTCCTGTCATATTACCATGATACTGGCAAATATAATACAGAGTATCAGGTGCATTATATGGAACATCAAATATTAATACACCAGATTGTGTACCATTATTTGTTATTCCACTAGCATATGCGTTTCCAGTTCCAGTGGTTGCAGATGTTTTGATCCAAAATGGATGTCCACTAGCACTTACTGTAAATGTATAACTAAATCCTCTGATTAACTCAAGAGTTGGATCAGTTGCACCATCTATAGTGTAATCACTTGAACCTGAAGCTGTTACATTATAATTTCTTGCACCTAATTGACCTTTATCACCTTTCTGACCAACACCCTGTTCACCCTTATCACCTACTTCTCCTTTAGGTCCTACTTCTCCTTTCTGACCTTTATTACCCTGTGCTTCTACATCACCCTTCTGACCTTTCTCACCTACACCTATTTCACCTTTATCACCTACTTCACCTTTGTCTCCTTTAATTCCTACTTCTCCTTTATCTCCAGTAGTACCCTTTTGACCTACACCTATTTCACCTTTAGAACCTACTTCACCCTTGTCACCTACTTCTCCTTTATCACCTACTTCTCCTTTATCACCAGTAGCACCTTTAGGACCAAGACCACTAATATTAATGGTTCCTGTCATATTACCATGATACTGACAAATATAATACAAAGTATTAGGTGCATTATACGGAACTGCAAATGTTATAGATCCTGACGCAGTACCATTATTAGTTACTCCTGTACTATATGCATCACCAGTTCCAGTATTTTGAGCAGTTTTAATCCAGAATGGATGACCACTTGCGTTTACAGTAAAGGTATAAGTAAATCCTCTAATCAATTCAAGACTAGGATCACTACTACCATCTATTGTGTAATCACTTGAACCAGAAGCTGTTACAGTATAATTTCTTGCACCTAGTTGTCCTTTATCACCTTTATCTCCCTTATCACCTACTTCTCCTTTATCGCCAATTTCACCCTTATCTCCTTTATCACCAGTAGTACCTTTCTCACCTACACCTATTTCACCTTTAGTACCCAGATCACCCTTTTGACCTTTATTACCTTGTAATCCTACCTCACCTTTTTGACCTTTATCACCTACTTCTCCTTTATCTCCAGTAGTACCCTTTTGACCTACACCTATTTCACCTTTAGAACCTACTTCTCCTTTAGTTCCTACTTCTCCTTTATCACCCTTTTGTCCTACACCTACTTCACCTTTCTGACCAACACCTATTTCACCTTTAGAACCTACTTCACCCTTGTCACCCTGTGGTCCCAATGCACCATTACGGAATATAGATTCTGTTTGTGGTATTTCATCTATTATAATAGTACCTTGATTATATAACATCACATTGAAATAATAATCACCAGAAAGAGAACCCATATCTCCATCTTCTCTCAAATGAACCGTTGGAGCTGCGTCTGGACGAACTGGGTCAGATTGATTAGGTGGAGCACCTGATGCTTTATAAACAAACCAAGGTTGTTCCTGAGATCCATAAGAAGTTGTTTCCTTTGCCCACACCTTACGCTGTGGCATATCAATTATAAAATGCGTACTACTAGGCCAATTATATCCACCCAATTTTTCCGTATTATTTTGAGGAGGAGACCAATCAAATTCACCATTCTTTTTAATTGCTTGGTTGAAAGTAGGACCTTGTGCTATCCAGTTATCAGTAGAATAACTAGAAGCTGCTAAAGCACTATAAGCACCACCACCTTGATATCCACTAACTGATTCAACTCCAATAGATGAATCATCGGATATGTACCATCCCGAATCTCCAGTCATATAGAGACGAAACTCATAAACTGTATTATTATCTAATTTCAAACAATGAAGATCACGGTTCTGATAGGTTTGAGCCATCACTGCCTGTGTATTATTATTTGAATAAGTCCAACCACTAGAAGAATTGGTTGTATCTATTATTGGAACTTGACCTATATTTGTTCCAGATGCACCTTCAGAACCTTTTTGACCACCTACACCTTTATCACCTTTAGTAGAATTATCATCACCTTTATCACCAGTAGTACCTTTCTCACCTACACCTATTTCACCTTTAGAACCTACTTCACCTTTATCCCCTTGAACACCTTTATCCCCTTGATCACCTTTATCATTCTGTTCACCTTTCTGACCTTTATCACCAACATCACCTTTTATTCCTTGTTGTCCTACACCTACTTCACCTTTAGTTCCAGTATCACCTTTATCACCCTGAGCACCTTTATCTCCTACTTCACCTTTATCACCCTTTTGTCCTACACCTACTTCACCTTTAGTTCCAGTATCTCCTTTAGGTCCTACATCACCTTTATCACCAATAGTACCTTTCTCACCTACACCTATTTCACCCTTCTGACCTTTCTCGGCTACTTCTCCTTTTTGACCTTTATCACCTTTAACGGTAGATGGTTCACCTTTTTGACCTATACCTAGTTCACCTTTATCTCCCTTATCTCCCTTATCACCAATTTCACCCTTATCTCCTGGTACACCCTTTTCCCCATCAACACCTACATATCCCTTATCACCTTTATCACCCTTATCTGCAGTCTCACCCTTTTCTCCTTTACCACCCTTATTACCCTTTTCTTCTACATCACCTTTCTGACCTTTATCTCCTATTTCACCCTTATCACCTTTAGGTCCAGGAACTTGAGATGGTTCTCCTTTTGTACCAATAGGTCCTTGATCACCTTTATCTCCTGGTTCACCTTTAGTACCTACACCTTCATCACCTTTAGTACCTTCCTCTCCTTTAGCACCTGGATCAGGTACTCTAGTCCAAGCATAACCATTCCATTTCCACACTGCACTACCAAAAGTGTAAGTGTCACCGACATTAGGATTAATTGGAAAATTTATAGGCATTATATATTATATTTTTTCTTCAAGTACTAGATCTATTTATTATGTATATAAGTATTCTTTAATTTGATTTAAAGTTAAAACATAAAAATTAGCATATATCTGATCATAAGTCAAAAGAGCCTCTATCCTATGCTTTCCATCTAAACATCTATATCTTCTACCTTCAGGATTATTAATACCATCTAAAAGTATACCTGGTACGGTAGCATCACAATCCCTAAATCTATCACCATTACAACAACGACAATTTTCTGCACGACTACTCATATCTAGATTAAAACCCTTCCAAGCAATATCATCCAATTTAATAACATGAAAACCATTATCTTCAGTCAATAATGGTAATAAATCATGAAGATCTAAATGATATGTTTCACCATCTAAAGTCCAATCCCCATAGTCTGGATCTATATCAAAATGAGTTTTTGATCCTGGAATTAAACCAAGTGGTCTAAGTATAGTTCCATTTACAAAATGATAATCATTTATTAGTTTTAACATCTTTGGTATGTTCTTTTATAAGTTCAAATTTAAGTGCAACAGTAAATCTATATGATGGAGTAGATCTTATATTTAAAGGCATTACTGTATGTGGTATTCTACCATCAAATATTACTATTCTACCAGGAATAATCTCAACTAATTTTTTACAACTTCCATCATCATCTAAAAACATAGTTTGTCCACCCCAATGAGTTTTCCAACTCTTATTAGGATAATATAAAATAGTTTTAGAATCAGTTTGATGGTCTATATGTATTTCATTTACATCAGAATGTATTCCTAAGTTCGCATATGCTCTAACAAAACAATACTTATCACTAGTAACATATTTTTTTATTGCCTGTTCTGATGGCGAATCTTCGTGTAGAAGAAGTTCTACAATTGGATGATTAGGTTCTAAATCACATTTTAATCTTTTATCAACTATACCTTGAATTTCTTGACAACTAGAATTACCAATTCTATAAGGTAATTGAGTACACAAGTAATAAAGATTAGTTAAAATACTCAAATTCACAGAACCATCTATTAGGGTAACTGATCTACCCTCACCAAAATCAATTGTTTCAAAATTCATTAATATTGTTTTGTATAACCACTAGGTTTTGCTTCCTTTGGTTTTGGAAGACTTGGATATTTTTGTAGTATAGCATATATCTCATCAACTGTCGAACAAGCATCTATCTCAGTTTGCATCGTAGTATATTTTGTTCTTATTGAAGCACGGGATACTTCTGCTGCATCTGCTGTACCTGGAATTGCTTTTGCTACAGTATCATCGTGTGGAGCAAACTCACTATATCTTCTGTTACGTCTTTTCCGATGTGCTATTTTCTTTGCAAAAGCAACATCATATGTACATTGTTTAGTATCAAAGTCATATGAGGTAATTGCATCAGTTAATAAAAATGCAGTACTTCCTATTCCAACCCTCCAATAGTCCTCATACTTATCAACATCTACTATCTCATACTTATATCCACTAGGTACATCCTTTGCAGCAATTTGAGCTGTAGTTAATCCACAATTAGGATCAGGAGTAATCCATAAAGGTAAAGGACAATGTGTAGCAATACATGTCGTTGCACCAGTAGGATCATTATGAAGATCAACAACTACCTTCATATAATCATAATTTTCGCAAATAATAATTTGTTTAGTCATTAGCTATCATACCCTATAAAACTTACAAGAGTTGGGAAATCATTATGATATCCACCACCATCGTCACCCCACTTTGTTTCCATTCTAGCTTTAAATTTAAAACTAGTAGCACTTATACTATAAGCGTGTAATGTCCATAATTCACCTACTTGAGGATAAACATCACCATCATCACTACCTGTAGTATCAGCATTGGCATTCATAAATCCAGAAGCAACAATAGGCCAATTAGATGCACCAGCACTACTACTTAGTTGGACAGTCATACCACCATCGTAATGGTCATTGTATCCATCATTACTATTCATTTGTCCACTAATACTACTTATATTATAAGATCTTTGAAGAGTTCCAACAGTACCACCACTACCACCTGTGAAAAATCCAAAACAAGTTAATGTTCCAGCACCACCAGTAGCATCTTCACCATCACTACCCTTTTGTCCTTTCTGACCTTCTCCTTCTTCACCTTTTTGACCCTTACTAGTAGTTCCTAACTCACCTTTCTGACCTTTATCACCATCACCTTTTTGTCCCTTTTCAGCAGCACCTGGCTCACCTTTTATACCAGTACCTTCTTCACCTACTTCACCCTTTTGTCCTTTCTGTCCTGATCCTGGTTCACCTTTATCACCAGTTCCTGGTTCACCTTTCGTAGAATCACCTGCCGCACCTTTATCTCCTGGCTCACCCTTCTGATCTGCATTAGATCCTGGTTCACCTTTAGTACCTGCACCTACATCACCTTTATCACCTTCTTGACCTACTTCACCCTTTTGACCCTTGTTAGCAGCAGTTCCTGGTTCTCCTTTAATACCTACACCCTGTTCACCCTTATCACCTTCACCCTTATCGCCTTTATCACCTTCATTACCTTTATCACCTTTGTTAGCAGCAGTTCCTGGTTCACCTTTTTGTCCAGCTCCTGGTTCACCTTTAGTTCCACCATCACCATCACTACCTTTACCACCTGGCTCACCTTTATCCCCTTTGTTAGCAGCAGTTCCTGGTTCACCTTTTATACCAGTTCCTGGCTCACCTTTACCACCTTCTCCTTTAGCACCTTCATCACCTTTATCACCCTTATCTCCTTTATTTGCAGCAGTTCCTGACTCACCTTTAGTACCTAAACCACCTTTATCTCCTGGATCACCTTTATCTCCTGGTTCACCTTTATTTTCTCCTTTCTGTCCTTTATCACCTCCATCACCTTTAGCACCAGGTTCTCCTTTATCGCCACCATCACCTTTAGCACCATCTTTACCCAGAATACCATCTTTTCCTTGTTCACCTTTAGGTCCTTTTTCAGTAGAAGGTTCACCTTTTGGACCTTCTTTACCATCAGGTCCAAGTAATCCTTGAGTACCTTTAGGACCCACTTCACCCTTTTGTCCTTTAGAACCTGGATTAGTATTACCACCACCAGAGTTTGCAATAACCCACTGACCACTACTACCATCTTGATACCAAATCATCAAATCTCCAGTATCATCCTCCCACCACAATTCACCATGATATGGATTTGAAGGTGGAGTACTAGCAATTGTTGCAGGAACAACTCTAATAGTTGCCTTATCATTATTTGGAAGTGCAGTTGCAGTTAATGGAGCACCAACAAAATCTAATTGAGTAATATTATTAGAAGTTCCTACAAGAACACCTTCATCATAAATGCTTAAGGCACCAGGAACTTTACCACCACCAATAGGAACCCAAAATCTTTCTCCAGGATGTCCAGGTATTGATATTACTTGATATTGATCACCAACTGGTGGTGGTGTATTATATTTTCCCGAATATATTGCATTATATGCAGTCTGTCCAAACCATTGATGAGTTGAAAGATCGCTTATAGCACCTTGTCCACCATTAACATTTACTGTAATAGTAGTTCCTGTTATACCAGTAATTGGAAGTTGTTTATTATATGCATAATCAGCACTATCAGCCGTATTAGCACCTATCTCTCTAGGATATGCTTTCTCTGTTGTAAAATTATCTCCATTATAATTACACGTAAAAGTAAGTGCAGCACCTACAATTCCAATTGGTTCATATACTTCTAATGTATGTGTACCAATTGTTAATGTTAAATCACCAGATGTTGGATTATATGACGCATCAGTAACATTATGATAAGTATTTTCAACAGGATCACCTAAATTAGGTTCTGACTGTTCTACATTAAGATACTTATATCTATCATCTCTTAATTTATCTTGAGGAGTTCTTTGAACTCTACCACTTATATATTTCTTAGACATTACTATTTTCTAAGATACTCGCAATAAATTCCATTTGAAGTGGTGCGACCATACCACCTGCATTTGTTGATCCAACTTGAAGTCTAATTGATTCATTTGCTGTAGCAACAGCTATTTGTGTTGCTGTATCATATATTGGATCTGTATCTCTAGGATAAGAATGCTCTGTATAATTATTATCCATAGAGCAAGTAAATACTATAGAATTTGTTGCTATTTTAATAGTATTACCACTTACTAATGAATTGGTTCCTATTTTAAGTACAATTTCACCAGTTGTTGGATTATAATCTGCATACCATACACTAAATTTTGTACCAGCAGTGTGACCACTTCCACTTCCATCAACTACTTCAACACATTCTGCAGCAGCACGAACAAATGTATGAACAGATGGTTTATATGTATGAACATTTCCATTAGCACTTCCAATATCTGCAGAAAATATAGTTGTACTAGGAACACTATCTACAATATATGATTGTTGTGGATCGGGGAATATATTAGTAGTAATACCAGAATATGTTGCACAATCAAAATATATACCACCCATTGTAATCGGATCGGATTTAGAAAATCCGTGAGGTTCCATTGTAGTAACAGTTGCTATTCCTGTAGGTTCATCATAAGCAACATTTGTAATAGTACCAACACCACTTTGTATACCTTCAAGAAATACTCTATCAACAACTAAAGGAGTTTTTTCTAATACTATTCTACCATCCACCATTATTAAAGCATCATTTGGTGGTATCTCTGCCTCTTTTATAATTCTTACATCTCTTTGATTTCCAGTACTTCTAGATTCTCTTCTCTGAAAAAAGGTAACTGTTGGATAAGTAGTTCCTACTGAGACATTAGATACTTGAGCATATAATAATAGTGAAGAAGTTCCCGTAGGAACCTCATAGATCTTTTGCAATCCTGGTGCAACAGGAACGGCAACATTTATAAACTTATTGACTGGTGCTATTGCCATTTATTTCAATGCTAATATTAATGGTGTTAATTGTGCTTGTATTGCTCTATTGAAGTCCCTTCCTCTTATTGTAGACGTTGTTTGATCAATTGTCAAACCGTCACCAATTCTAAAATTACCTTTTTGATCCGTACTTGTGAAGGGAACTTGACCACCATTAATGGCAACAACTTCATTTTCTGGTATTGGATCTCCAGCCTGGAATGGGTTAGCTGTATTTATATCTGTACCTGCACCTATGTATTCAAATGAATGTGAGCTGGTAATAATCCTACTCATCCTAACCAATTCCATCTTTACACCTGCTTTAACAGCATATGGAATAAATTGATCAAATGTTATTGTAGTTTTTCCTACATTTGGATCTGTTGGATCTGTAGGTGTTTTAGTTGCTTCATCAACAGTATATAAAATGGGGTCCATATCTGCAGTTAATTGTGCAGAACCACCACCAGAAACAGTAAGCGATATAGTTTGTGTTGGTAAGAAGTTTCTACCACTAGCAATTACATCAACAGATATTATCTTACCATCTTCGCTTATATTTGGTGAAAACTCAGCAAATATTGATTCTGGTCCTAGAGGTAAAGTAGCAGTAATAATTGGAGGTGCAGAAGAACTATAATCACCAGCATTACCACCATTAACAACAGTAACTCCACGTATTAATTGCATAGGTTCAGTTATGGTATCTGTAGAAGTACTATCTGGATAGTCATTCATATCTAAATGGAAATATGCTGCTTGACCATCAAATGGAGTTCTATATCTTCTAGGATTATTAAAATCTTGACAATCTAATAATTTAACCTTATCAGATTCACCATTAATTGCTTCTTCAGTAGTACCATCAAACTCAACAACACCTGTACCATTAGCAACTAATCCAAAATTACCAAATGAGGAGTTAGAGTTTGTTAAATCACATTGACCACCGTGTGTACATCCAATACCAATATCACATCCAATAGTAAAGATAGAAACTAACTGAGCATAAGCATTATTATGAATAGAAACACCGATACCTGCTTCATTATATTGCGTAAATGCATCACATACCATACTCTTTAAATCTTGTCCTAAATCATTAGATCCAAAATGAGAAGCATCAGCATGATGACCATTGATCCTCATTCCAATACTCTTAGTCATAAAGTTAGTACAATTTCTAATATATGGAGACTTCCATCTACCTTTAGGTCCTTCATCTGCAGGTCCAGCATCCATAAACCCAGTTGCAGGAGCAGCAGAAACTCCAGCATCAATATATGGTTGTGTTGGTGGGAAAGCAACTGCAGCACAATCAATACATTCTGTTGCTACACCGTTTGTACCATGAAAACTTAGATTCTGTATTAAACAACCAACTCTAACATAGAAAATATCATCATTAACATTTTGAGGGATAATACTAACCAGTCTAATATCTTCTCCAGAAACAGTAACATCTCTTCTTAGTCCAATAGGATTATTCTCAGTATAAACACCAGAACGAACCTTAATAGTATCACCCTCCTGTGCTATTGCAGCTGCAGCACCTATAGTTGCTTTAGCATCACCTTCTAATAATCCAGTATTATTATCATCACCATCTCTAGTAACATAAATGATATTTGTAGTTTCTACACCTGATGGTCTCCATTTTACACCATCAACAACAGAAGCTAATCTATAATCATTTTTAGTACGAGAACCACTAAACCCAGTTACATTTAATTTATCAATTATTTGATTCTCTAACTCTAATGTACCAATGAGTTTTGTATTTTCCCCAACATTTAAATTCTTTGCAATTCCAGCACCACCTAGAGTAACAAAAGATCCAGTATTTTGGTTAGTGGATTGAGTTGTTGATTCAACCTTAGTATCATCACCAATAAAAACTTTCTTTACAACACCAAGTCCACCATCTATCTGAACAGATGCATTTGTAGTGCTAGTTGCCTCAGTAGTGTCATTAAATGTAGCTTCTCCATCAACATCTAACTTACCATCTAAGAAAGTATCACTATTAACAGTAAAGTTTCCTTTAACTAGACCAGTAAGATCTACTACCAAATTAGAATGAAGATCTGTATTACCATCTACATCTAATGTTAAATTAAGGGTTGTAGCACCATCTACATCTAATTTTGAGTTTAAAAAAGTATCCCCGTCAACATTTAATTCAGAATCAAAATCAACATTATTTGTTGCATGAACTGTACCTGAAATATCAAGATCTGCAGTTGGAGCATTATTAAAAATACCAACTTTAGTCATCCTATAGATGGGAGAAGTATTTGTAACGTCAACATGACCCCACAAATCTCTTGTTTGTATTCTTGCAATAGCAGTAGGATTATTAGGATCTGGTATTGGTATTACAGTATCTGTACCAAGACCTAAACTATTCTGTTGTGTAAAATTCAACCATTGGAATAACTGTGCTGTACCTCCTAAAGGCAAATCTACATGCTCATCCTGCACATACATTCCATCCAATGATACAGGTGATGCTTGAACCCACCTGATTCCATTACCATCTCTAGTTAAATAATATCCATTTAATCCTGGAGAATCAGCAGAGTCAATAATATTTCGATCAATCTTGACCGTTCCCTCTACATTTAATTTTATATCACCTTCAACATTAGCTGCATATCCAGGTATCTGATCAGGAAATGTACTTCCAATTCCTACACGACCAAATTGATCAATTACAAATATATCATCGTCAGCATTAACTTGGAATCTATGCCACGGGTTTGTACTTCCAATACCAACTGAAGTTATTCCTGAAGCAGGATCTGTAAAAATTACCGAGTTCTCTCTTACACCTACCTGCAACTTACCTTCAGGCATGGTTGTTCCAATACCAACCCTACAGGGATCTACACTAACAGTTAAACACTGACTTCCAACTTGGAATTTCTCAGTTGGTTGTGTAGTTCCTATACCAACTCCACCTTCTTCAGTAACTACAAAGGAAGTATTAGTAAATTCTCCAATTTCACCTACTTGGAACCTTGCATCAGGTTGTGTAGTTCCAATTCCCACACGACCAATAGTTTGACCATCATCAAGACCTTTTTGTGAAGATATAGCAACAAAAACGGTTCCTGCTGAACCAACGTTAAATCTATGCTTTACTGTTAAGTAATCAGCATATGCTTCTGCACCATTTGTGATGAATACATCATCCATAAAGGTAGCAATACCAGTAACAAATAAATTATTAACATCTAAATTTAATCCACCCTCAATTGAAGTATTACCAAACAAATCAGCATAAAGAGTTCCATAAACGTAAACATCGTTGTTAAACTCTGTTACATTACCTATTGTATTATTATCTAAATTGATATAATTGTCTGATTCTGCCACTACACTATACCTCTAGTTTTTAGTGAGTTAATAGAATCAACCCCAATCTTAGTACCACCAAAAACTAATCCACCAAAAGAAATATCTCTCGGTGCTAGATTTCCTACTAAAGCATCACAGTTTGCAATATTACTCTCAAGATCAATCCTATTACCAGCTTTTAATTTAATATCTTCCCCTGCACTTAATGTTATATTTTTATCTCCATCAATAGTAATATTCTTAGCAGTTATTTTCACATCACCATTCGATTGTGCAGTGATCGTGATATCACCGTTTCTACCAACAATATTAACACAACATCCACTATCTGCCTTCTCCCCACCAATAATATCAATACACTGGTCGTTATAAATGTGATATAAACCAGCATCTGTCATTCCAACAGCACTAGTATTCCCATCATCACCTACTCCAAGCAAATCATAGGTAGTAGTACCATTCATCCCCATTTGAGGATTACCCATATCAATCCTAAATTTAGGACCGAAATTAATATACTCCCTTTGTTGCCAATTTTGTTTACTAGCTGGTCTTTCTGCCATAGTTAATGCCTAGTGTTAAGTATTTATCTTAGCTCACACAATCAATAACTTGCTTGATTTCACCTTGATATGAAGGTCTTGGTTTCAACGCTAGTTTTAATATTGCACCAAATCCAGTTCTACTTGTAATTTTAAGTTCAGGTAATTCATCTTTCAAGGTTTTAACACTAACATTTGCTCCATCAGGAACACTAACTCTAGTAATTCTACCATTATCATCAATCAAAGCAGTATATACATTACCAAATTGATCTTTAACTACAGTATCATCATCATAATTTTCACCAGGATCAATAACGACAACATGATCAGGAACAGTATCTAATTCACCCTGATCTTCAGGAACTGGATAATTTTCACCTTCAGATACTATGTAGATATCAGTTACTTGTTGGTAAGTAGGTGAATCTTCATCATAATCAATTACTGCTCTGGCAATTGCACCATATCCATTCTTACATTCATCAGTTATCTCAATAAATGGTGGACTATTATATCCAGAACCACCACTAACCAAATCAACACCAATTATACTTCCTGCTGCAGTATTCCCTTGACCAATAATAGAACCAACAATTGCCTTACCGATAGCACCTTTACCACTACTACCAAAAATATTAACTTTCAATCCAGCACATTTTAATGGTGGACCTGAATAACATTTACCAAGGCTATCACCGATACTAGGAACAGATACACTTGGATTTAAGAAATCAAATACTCCTAATGATCCAGAAGCAATACTAAGATCCTGAACACCACCAACCAATTTTGAGGTAAGACTATCTGCAGCATTGGCAGCAGCTAAAATACTATCAACAGCAACTCCAACTGCACTTTTAGGACCTTTACCAATTACCCACTCATTTGTTGGTGCATCAAAATCAGGTGTTGTATCATTACAAGAAAGTGCATTAGCAATTGCCATCAAACCCTCTGCTTTAGATCTAAGGAAACCACCCAAACTAAACCCACCTAATATTTTAGAAACTCCTCCCATAAGTGGTCCTAATCCTTTAGTTAATCCTCCAATAATCTGATTCATCAATCCAGCAACAAATTGTTCACCTATACAAGACACAAAGTTCTGGACATTATCCATTATTCCACGAAGTAATCCTTTAACAGCATCACCTATAGAACCAATAACATTACCTACAGCACAAGGTAAGAAGTTTTGAA